AGAATGATATGGTTCAAAAGACTTGATAAAGTATTTTGAAAGATAATTGTGTAAAAGCAAAAAGGAATAAATGAAGATAGTACGATATGATCAGTTGGCGTATGCGAGACCACCCATCCCGGACATAATGCGTAAAACGTTGTAATTTTTCGTTTCTACCCTCCCTTTCGGGATATTTTAAAGGGACTAGACTATATCTTAAGCCTCAAAGAGACCCATCACCGTTTAGTCGTTGAACCTTCTCCATAGATTATCATCGTTAGGAGCTTGGCTGCGGATTGCCCAATCTCAAAGATTTTTACCATACCCAAGGTCTGTTCTTGGCCATTGTATACTTTCATATACAACTTGGTACTTTGAGCTCTAAGGGGTTTCCCGCAATTTGATGATGTTGCAATCTTAAAAGATTACTAGCAACTGACAATGCCAAAAGTAGGCATCTGGAAGTCCAAACGAGTTTCCCATGCACAGAGTCCAGATGTGCATGGCGTGATGCTTTTCCCGCCAGAAAGTTTAGCGTAGATGTTGAGGGCAGTGAGCTGGACACCAGTGTTGGCGGTCACGGTCTCACCACCGGAATACAGGGCGGTTGCGACGTTGGCGGCCACATCGTAGGCATTGACGCTGCAGGTCTTGTAGGTGAGGGACAGAGTGGCGTTATCAATGCGAGAGAAGTTGCAAGTGCCGGAGGGCTGGCGACCGGCGGGCTTGAGTGCGAAAGAGTACAGATACACACCGGAGGGAGCCAGGGAGCCGATGGTCTGGAAAGGCTGGACCTGGTTGAAGTAAGAGCCCTTGCGAGCGGCGAAACGGTCCTGGCCGTTCAGCTGCAGCTTGGAGGAGTCCAGGATGGCCAGGGCCTCGTTGAACACGGCGGTGTTGGGCACATCACCATACACAACGTTGGAGCTGGCATTCAGGGTGGCAGTGCCGGTGTACTGGCCATAAGACAGGGGGCCGGGCTTGTTGAAGTTCCAGGCCAGGTACTTGGTGGGGTGGTTGAAGTTGCGTTAATACCCTCCCTTTCGGGATATTTTGCGACCACCGGCGCGAGGGACTAGACTATATCTTAAGCATTCTTGGGCTGTCTAGGCCGTCATCGAATACCCACTACTGTTTAGTCGTTGAACCTTCCCCATAGACTTGACGTGTCGTCCTTAGGGGCTTGGCTGCGGATTTCCCATTGTTCATCTAGGAGCTTTTTACCATACCTGAGATTGTTGCTCTCAGCCACCTCAACCTTTCGGTCAAGGTTTGGTACTCTAGACTACCAAGTTGCTCATTCGCAATAAAGCGGTGAGCGGATATAAAGCAGTTGAAGAAGTTGTGAAGATAGATACTATTAGATTTACTAAGATTGTCTTGGGAGTAAAGCGGTTGGAAATTTGCCCAACTGAAGCATACTTTTTGGTCGATTTCGTTCATCATATCAAATTTTGATACTGGGAGGATGTGGTCTAGGTGCCAATAGATGCCATAGTTATCCCACGACATCCCTTCCTCGAACTGAAACTCTATCCAACTGAGAAAAGTATCACAAGGCAATCCTAAGATGCCAAATGTCTTCTTTCCCTTTGTTGATAGAAAGGAATGAAATCTTGTTCGCAGATTATATGATATCTTAAAATTGATATCGTTTTGTCTGCGCTGAGATATCCACTCATTCTTCCTTTGTTTGTATGCTTTGTTGTATGCTTTAATTTTCGCCTCATTAGCAATGCGATATGCTTTACGTATGTCCCATTTATCCTGATAATTGCGTGTGTTTCGTGCTTTTACCTTATCGGCATTAGCATCCTTATATTTCTTATCCCACGCTTTCTTTTTATCAGGATGAGATGCGATATAAGCTTCTTTATAAGCTTTATCACATATCTTACATCTGGCACGTAAACCGTCCCAGCTTGCTTTTCTCTTAGTAAATTCTGCCGTATCTTTTAGTTCTTCACAACTACAACACTTTTTGGTAGTCATTTTTCTAGCTTTAGGGAGTTCCCGCAATTTAATAGTGTTGCATGTCGATATGAGTGTATCCGGGAACAAATGACACTCTGTGTATCGACACACTAGCAAAAAACTTGCACCATTGCTGGTGCCTGGAAGTCCAAACGGTTTTCCCAACCACAGTGTCCAGATGTGATTGGCGTAATGCTTTTGCGCCCCATTGTATTAAGGCGGATGTTCTGGGTGGACTGAGAGCTGGTGGAGGGGGTGGCGGTCTCGGAGCCGGTGAACTGCAGCTGCTCGATCAGGTACTCGTGGGGCAGCTGGGCGAAGCGGGTGCGCTCCTGGGTGTCCAGGAAGATGTAGTCGACCCACACGCTCATCTGGGGGGCAACAGCGGTCACGGAGGCACCGCCCTCAACAGCGGTGATACCGTTGACAGTGGATGCCAGTGTGAAGTAAAGCTTCACCTCGTGGTACTGTAGGGCAATCAGGGGGAGGGCCAGGCCGGGGGTCTGGTTGAAGAAGAAGATCAGGGGCACGTAGAAACGCTTGACGGCGGTGGCGGGCTCGTCGTTGACGAAGTCAGTCATGCGGCGGTAGTTCTGACGGTCGTTGTCCATGCGGAACAGGGAGTCGTACATGCGGAACCAGTCGGCGTAGTGCTTGTCGATGCGCTGGCCACCAATCTCCAGCTCAACATCCTGTAGCAGCTGCTCGGCGCAGTAGAAAGTGGGGCCCTGCTTGGTCAGCACGAACTCGACCACGATGTCGGTTATCAGGTCACCATTTCTGGAGATCTGTGTAGACACCTTGTTGCCGAAGCCCACAGATCCATTAATAGTTTGCTGGATGGACTCAACGGCAAAGTTGGTGTAGCGTCTGTATACGGTCTTGAAGAATGTAATTTGCTTTAATACCCTTGCTTTCGCAATATTTGAAGGGAATAGACTATATCTTAAGCATCCTAGAGTTTGTCTACACTCATTATTGGAAGCCCATTACCATTTAGTCGTTGAACCTTCTCCATAGACTAGACTTAATGTCCTTAGGAGCTTGGATGCGGATTTCCCATTGGAACATCATATGAATTATTACCATACCCAAGGTCTTCTCTTGGCCAGCTGATGCTTTCGCAATCAGCCTTGGTATCATATGCTTTAGGGGGTTCCCGCAGTTTGGCAATGTTGCAATCTTGAAAGATTACTAGCAGCTGCATAATATGTTCTGTGACATATTGTAGAATGCTAAAGGGATTTTATGATGATTTATCTACATCAATCACCATCCTGCTACTTTTCACCCCCGAAATTAAGGGTTACCGGTCAGGTAAACGTCCTGGGCACCATAGGCGACTAGCTGTGACACTTAATCCCAGAGGTTTCCCAATGGGGTGGACTGTATCTTAAGCATCCTAGAGTTTGTCTACACTCATAATAGGACACCGACTGCCGTTCAGTCTCTGACGGCCTTCCGTATGCTTGACATAGCGCACGTAGGAAGTTACCATGCGGATTGCCCAATCCCAAGGATTATTACCATACCCGAGTTCTGTTCTCGGCCAGCTGAAGCTTTCGCAATCAGCCTTGGTACCTTGGGCTCTAAGGGGTTTCCCGCAACAAGCAGTCTCGCAATCTTTACAGATTACTAGCGAATGCATAACATGAAGCCTTTACAACATGTTGTGGAATGACAATGGATTTATAGAGAAGATATCCACATACTTCTCCCCAAACGCTTTTTGACTCAATCAGCTATTTAAGTCCTCCTGCCATACTTGTTTATATCTTTAGTAAATATTTTTTTTTTGAATTTTAACGCATTTTTACACACACGTCGAGTTTTTTCTATGCTTTTTAGTGATTTTCTGCGACTTTATTTATGATTTTACAGAAGTTTCTGGAGATTTCCAAGGTCTACAGAGACCCAGACGTTTCTTTGCTCTATTAATAGCAGTATGTCCACAATGTAAAATTCCCATCATTTGTTTGACACTTCCATTGCACTTGATATTTGCTGATATGACTTCTTCATCTGTAAATTTTCGCATATGACTATGTGAAATGCGTGCAGCTTCTTTTCCTTCTATGGTTGAGAATCTGGCAGTTTGTTTCAAACTCAACTTTTTTGTATATTCATCACTAGTAAAAATAGAATACATCTTATATTTGAACGCCACATTGGCCCATACATCTTTCATTTTATTAGATTGATTGGTACGAAAAATAGTCGTAGACCACAATTCTTTCATTCTATTGCTTGTAAAATTATACATGGTATGTCTAAATTCTTCATTCAACCATAAAGAAGTCATAAGTAATCTTTTAGCATCTCTGTCATTGTTTTTAGACTTGGGACCATTTTTCCAATGCTCTTTCATACTTTTGCTTGTAAGTTTTTTAGTTTCTTCACTGGGAGTCCTGCTATCTCCACCCATTGTAAGATTGTACCCATTAGGCGCTAGAGTATTAAATAGCTTTATGTTCAGAGTCTCTAGTGTGTTTGCTTGTTCTAATGTCAATCCTGTTCGAATAATATATATCTGTATACTTTCCCACCCATATTTCTTGATTATATTATGAATAAATCTACAATCGGCTCTAGTTGAGCGATGTTTAATAAATCTAGTCTTAGTACAATTTGTTTGTCCTATGTAACTCATATTTCTAAACTGTAGTCTATATATACAATACAAATGTCTGTGTTCCTTATCAAATAGGTTGGACCCCTGCCACCTCCCGTCATAGTGAACAAAACACATCCTAGTGTACATAGTTCTCTCTATGGTATACTCAAGGTTTTGTCGATATAGATTTATATCGACAAAAGTTGATACATACAGTTTGTTAAATTCTTGGTATTTTAGTCTTTACTATAACAATGCGTGTCATTGGTTTCACCTTCGCCACCGACTCTTTCGCAGGCTCTGCGGCCGCTCTGAAGCACTCCGCTCTCACCACTGGCGAGTTCTCCGAGTTCCATGTCTATGGCCCTAAAGACATCGAATGGCTGATGGATACCTTCCCTGGGCACTTCGCGGATGGAAATCGTGGTTTTGGGTGGTGGGCCTGGAAGAGTTTCCTCATAAGGAATGTGATGTCCAAGACGGAGGACGGTGCGGTCCTTGTTTACATTGACAGTGCGACAGTTTTTGAGCGTTCCATCCAACCATATGTTGACTTTGTCACCAAGGATAAGCCTATCCTGCTACAACGCCTTGGAAACTGGAGCGCCAAAGAAAATGATTACCGCGTAAAGAAGTGGACCAAGAAGTCCATTCTCAATTGCCTCGGTGGTCCCAAGGCAGGCGACAGCATCATGCTAGAGGCGTCTTTCCAGGTGTACAGGAACTGCCCGGAGTCTAGGGCTTTTGTCCAGCAATACATGAACTGTTGCCTGGACATTGACATGGTTAACGACTCCGGGAAGGACTCTGATGTTATCGACTGTCGCCATGACCAGAGCATCCTGAGCGTCCTTGCTTTTGATCACCCTAAGATTGCAATTTGCCGTAATGCTTCCCAGTGGGGTAAACTGGACCCCTCAGTAGAGGATGTTATCGAGATTGACTCTAAGGGCCCTGATGGTGTCATGTATAACTTGTTCGAGCATCACAGGCGCCAGATGCGTCTTCCTAAGCTCGCAGTTATCACACCGACGACTGGTGGTAAGTTCCTTGAGGCTTGCATTGAGTCCGTCCAGAAGTCTACCCTCCCCAACATCGAGCACTGGGTTGTTGTAGATGGCAAGGAACACGAGGCAAAGGTCGACCTAGTACTTTCTAAGTTCGAAGGCAAACACACCGTGGTGAAGTTTGTTCTCCCTAAGAATGTGGGCGCTGGTGGATGGAACGGGCATCGTGTGTACGGCTCTGTGCCTTTCCTCGTGACATCTGATTATGTCGCATATCTTGACGATGACAATGTTGTGGCCCCTACCCAGTATGCGGATCTGCTCCGCGGGCTCATCTCCAACAAATCCAAGTGGAGTTATTGCCTGCGGTATCTGATGGACGCAGATGGAAATCGTGTTGGGGAGGACAACTGTGAGTCCCTAGGAGGAATTTCCCACGCAGTATACGGTCCAGGGAATTACCTCATTGACACATCCTGCTATATGTTGGACAGGGATCTTGCCATCATGGCGGGTCCAATCTGGAATGCGCGGTTCCGCGACCCTACTGGAAAGCCCGAACCAGACCGTGAGCTATGCAAAGTGCTGCTTCAGAGTGCTCCTCACACTGTTATCCGGAAGCATCACCTTGGGTATCGCCTAGGATCCACGGGCCTGTCTGTGAAGCCAGAGTTTTTCTCGCAGGGCAACCAGAACTTTGGCTATGACTTTGAGAAGTTCCAAGATATCTACATCTTCCACTTCAACAAAAAAGCGACCGATGACTTCCTAATGGCTCGGAAGATGTACTCTCACCAGTCCTTTGCCCTGCACGAGTGGCAGATGACTCTTCTTCGCGGACTTGACGGTCTCAATGGTGGCAAGTATAATCTGCTCAACGGGTTCACCAACGCCCCCAATATTCCAGAGGGGTCTACTGTTCTTGTGAGCTTGTGTAACCCCGGAGAGCTCCCTCTGGAGTTCCTAAAGGAGCGCAAGGACCTCGGCAGGATTGTATATACCCTGGAGAGTCCTAATATCCGCCACACAGGTCAGTGGAGCATTCCCAAGTTCCTCCAGGAGTACTTTGACGTTGTCCTGACATACTTTACTCCCTTGTTGACTTCTGACTTTCCCACTGTGTACACACCGCACAACTGTCACCATGGAACTCTGGATGACCCTCTTGACAGGGCTATCCTGCTCCGCAACAACAAGGGCTTTGGTCG